CTGGAAGCCCGAAAGCCGCAGACAGTGGGACGCCATTTTTAACAAGAAAAAGAGCCTCCTTAACTGCCTGCGAAGTTGCTACTTTTTTAGCTTAACGTCGCTGTCTTCCTCGGCTTGCGGAAGGATAAACTTTTGAACGCCTTTCCCAATTCCGCTTAAGCCTTCCTCGCCTAACCGTTGCATTAGCGCCTCGACTTGCAACAATGTTTTAGGCTGCGGCACATCCTCATCATCAATAGACTTCAAATAAAGAATAGGCGCACACATTTGTGTATAGACATCGTTGGCTGACGCTTCCGCTCCGATGGCCAAGAAGAAGCGCATACGCGCCAAAATATCTGGCTTCTTAACTGTGATTTTTCGACCTAGATCGTCAGTCACAGAAAAGTCAGAATACTTGGACGGCTGTACTTCAGCGCTTGGGTTGATTACCACCTTAACGGGTTTTGTCATTAAATTACTTTCTTGCAACGATCTGCCATGAATGAAACGCTTTGCTTAACCGTGCCATCTGTTGAATAAACACCGGCATCGTCTAAGGTCAAAACGACGTTTGTATAACGATATTGCGAAACAGAACCATCAACTTCTTGAATCGTTTCAGTGATCACGATAGGCGTTTCTGTTAAGCCTGCATGATAGTTATCTTCAAGCTGCACAAAGTAATCAAGCACCACAGAGCTTTGACGCTCCATCATGAAGCTACCCGACCAGCCATCATAGAACTTAGTAGGGATATTACGACCATCTAGGAACTTTGTGCGCGTGGTGCTTGTGTCTTGCTTTGCTGAGAAGCTAGTAAGCGAGCCGGTGAAGGCTAGAGGCCCGGTTGCGCCGTTGATATCAAGGGACACATCCTTGCCGATTGTTAAGCCGTTAATTGGCATTTCGTACCCCTCTTATACGTTAGTGGTTTGAACGCGGTTCACAGTCACAGACTGACCACCCTCAAGATTAATTAAGAACTTCTCAATAACTGATAAGTAGCGCACTTGGACATCTGCTTGCATATACCCCAAGGCTACGCGATTCGGCGGATTATTTGCATCATTAATTTGCACGCTGTAATCATCAATCATCCCCTGGCCCTTCATTGCTTCAAGGAATGCGCCAAGTGTGGAAGCTGCGCGACGTTGTTCATCTTTGCTTTGCAACTTACCAATTGATTTACCCATGCCTGCATTGAAGGTATAAGCAAGGTAATTAGTTAAGCGCGTGTAATTGTCGCCATTGATCACCGCGTTAGAGCTTGTGTTATGGCCTAGACGTGAACCAAAAACGCTACCGTAAGGAATCGGGTTAGTAATGACATCAATGCCCGCCTGTTGTAATTGCTGAAGCTCAGCGCTTGAATATGTTTGGTTCTTGAGCGTTTTTTGAGTGCCGATAATTCCGAACATTGGTTTATTAAGGGCCGATTGTTCAGGCGATAAATTGGCCAGCATTCCAGCAATAAAGCCTTGTGGAGAAATAAGGCGTTGAATGCCGTTTATGGTGTCTTGGAAGAGCGCCCAATCGCCAAACATCAAACGGAACGCGTAGCTATCAATTCCGGCTGTTGACTTAACAGAAAGCGCGTTAGTGATGGTATCGCCGGAAGGCCCTGTACCAATCATATAAGTGCCTTCTGATAAACCATAAGCAGCTTGCAAAGTCCATTGAGCCGAGTCGTCAGCATCGGCCAATAATGCAATGCTGGTGCCTGTATTGCGCAGTGCGTACATGCCCGTGCGGTTCGTTGTATCAGCACCGACTAATACCGCGCTAGTGATAGTGGTAACGCCGTCCAACCCACCGGCTAGCGTGTAAGTCGTCAGTGTTGGCACCGCAGTTGCCACGCCAGCGGTCGCAACTACATACTCCGAAGGCCCTTGTAATCCACCAATGCCGTTATTAATCGCGTTCGCAATAGCCAACCACAATGCGTTACCAGTCAAACCCGATCCTATGTTATCGAATACTTCAGGCGACAAGCCAGGAACAGAAACAACCACTCGAACAGTGTTTGCTTGCGCACCGGCGCTCAATGTTGCTTTGATGAAGTTGCCAAGCGTGCCAGTGTGTGAAGCGGTTAACGTCAACCCTGTTGTTTGAATAACAACGTTTGCAGCCGTATCTGTGCCATCCGTAACACGTACCACGCGGAAGTTGTTAGCGCCTTGTAATACAGCGGCGGCAACTTGCGAACCGGCGTCATACTTACGTGGCTGCATGTTCCCAAATAAACGCTGGAAGTCTGCATAGTTGCTAACGGTCGTCGGTGAATTAACCGGCCCCCATTGAGCTGTGCCGACAACGCCTAAAATGTTAGTAGGTACGCCATTAAGCAACGAAACTTGCGGCGAAATGATCTGCACATAAACATCAGGAACAATCAACGCAGTCGTGTTGATTTGGCCTTGTTGAAATACTGGCATTATTCAGCCTCCTCGATATTTGTTCGAACAACATTGCCCATCTGGTCAGCTTCCATAATTTGAAGCATTTCATCTTCGTCGTTGATCATTTGCCCTTTTAGGTAATCACCGAACGGATGGATAACTACGTAATTTTCCATTTCCATTTCCTTAATTAATAACTGTTTTTAAAAGCGTTTGTGTATCCCCGTCCGGTACTGCGTATATGTCAACTTCGGTGCTAGTAATTTGTGTCTGTGTTTGCGTTTGATAGGTTGCGTATTCAACGGTATAGAACAAGTCGCGGCGGTATGTGCCCTGCCGCTGTAGCGAGTCGTCTTGCGTGCTGGAGCGATATCTAAGAATCCCTAGCGAACCATCGGCCAATAAAAGCCGATCTGTTCCGGCTAACTCTGCATCGATCAATTCCGCTATAGGGTCGCGCGAATCAAAACAGTTTGCCCATATCGTTATATGAAAGCCTTTTTCTTGACGCCGCACCAATCTCTTTGCGGTTCCTGTAATACCTACGCGCACCGCTCTAAGGTTTGCGCTTTCTGGCAAAATAATCGAGTTATTAATGATCTGAATCGAACCGTAATAAGGCGCGATTAAGTTAAAAATGTTTGTAGTAATCGTGCTCAATGTATCGGTAGGCTTAACGGGATAACTCACCGATAAGTTGTCAACCACTACGGCAATGTGCTGAGTTACAAAGGGCGTTGTTACCGCCCCGCCGATGTTTATCGAATTCCCTGATGCGGTCGCCGTTACTGTTGGCGATCCCATTGCAACAGTCACCCATTCACGAATTGTCACCGGCAAAATCTTCTCGTTCGGCTGTGAAAAAACGCTGACGTGCACCTTACCGGCCTTTAATCCTTCGGATAAATTCGACTCAAGCGGCCATCCTTGATAAACCACTATAGGAACGCCGGTTACAGAGGGGCTTGTTATTCCATTAGGATAAACAATGTCGGCGATTTTTTGCACTAACGCATCTGCAACTTGTACTAGATCAGCCATTACAAATGAACCTCGATTGCGTTAATGCGAATCCCTAAATTGGTTTGCTCAACGCCTTGAACCTGGTAACGATTCGCTAAGTTATCTACCAACACGTCACCATTTCGAATATCAAGAAGGGGTGAATTAGGCAGCAATATTTCATAGCCAATTTGGTTAAAACTACCGCTCACTAGTCCGCTCTGTATCTTCTGGCTTTGGTTCCCGAATAGGATTGATGCTGGCCATCCGTAGCGTAATGTCCCGTCCTCGTTTAGCGTTCCTAGTGTGGGTACTCCTTCAGCAACGCATAAGCCGCTATAAGGCAAAGCTCCAACCTCGTCGGGCTCGCTAACCATCCTTGAACTGATTATGGTTCGGTTACAGCCGATACATAATCGCGGCAATAAGCCAAATTGAGAAGCAACAAAAAAAGGCCCGTTACGGCCTATAAAGTAGTCACCCTCTTTGATGCTTGTGGCGTCGTATATGCCAGTCCACTTAGATTTTCCGTAGTCCTGCGCATGCGAGTACTCGTAATCATCTTTCTTGCTCCACGACGCATACTGTTCAGCAATAACGTTGCTCAAAGGCTCATGAACAAACACCGGGCGCGACACACGATACAGAAAACCAAGTTGGCGCGCTGCTCTGCCAAACTTTTGGTTTATCTTTTTTTCGTAGTCGATTAACGTTTTCATCTGCTATTAATGCGGAAGCTAATGCTCGACTCTACATAGGGCCTAAGCAGCATTGAAACCGATCTATAACGCTTGTACTCAGGCATGTAAGGCGCGTAAGTCGTATCAATTGGGCCGACCTTTTCACGCAATATCTCGCGCTCTAAATCAGGCGCTAATTCATTGTCATCTTGTGAATCAACCTTGAGCGCCATAATTGCGCAAGCCTTCTTCACCGCATCAGGCACGACCTTACCAAGCACTTCATAGTTGAAGCTGTAGTACGGGCGATAACCTAGGTATAAATTCTTTTCATCTTCAGGCGTCACGCCAATGCGCGGCCAACTAAGCGACTGCACGGCTGTCGTTCTACTGCCCTTCCAAGAACTTCTGTAAACCTGCTCTAAGTAGTCTGTGGCGCGTCGAATATAGATTTTTTTAGTGTCGTCGTCCAAGCCTAGCCAATCATTGTTTCCTAGGTTCTCGTGATACGTGTTGGCGTAATCAATATCGATATAAGCATCGGCATTTGATAAGCCCGTACCATCCTCAACAATCAAATCTGCGACGGCCATGATTAGATTTTCTTAGTGAATTCTTTTGGTGTCTTGCGATCATCGGGGAACGTGTTAGCGTGCTTTTCAAAAGAAGTTCGTGCTTCGCTATCGTTTTGTTTTTCTTCGCCTACTACGACTTCACCTGGCAATAAATCGCCACGGTGCACGAACTTAAATCCGCTGTCATTGCCTTTTACTTTAGGCGCTGCAACCTTAACCAATTCGTTAGGGTTCTTTTCATTTGTTGCCATCATTTTTCCTTAAAAAAACGGGGCCGAAGCCCCGCCAAGTCTTCCCACCCCAGAGATACTATTTAGTGCGATCTAAACCCAGGTCTTTTTTAAGCTGATCCAATTTCGCTTGTTCAGCATCAACATCAATGCCGCCTAATTGAGTTTTGAATAAGCCTTTCAAAGTGTCCTTTTCGGTTTGGCTCATTGCCATTCCACGGGATAGTAAAGCCGATAACGGTTCGATTTCAGTTTGTTCTTCAAATACTACATCATTGGGGTGTAAATCACTGCGGTATTTAAGAACAAACGGCACTGCATTTTCTTCGTTTTCAACTTCTAAAACACGTACTTTTACGATTTCATTGGTATTCATTTTTTCACCATTCGAATTAGTTATTGATCAAGGCTTACCAAATGATGCCGGTATGCGCTGGCTTGATATTGCGAACACCCCAAGCCATAGACAATTCGATTTCAATTTGACGATAACCAGGATAAATAGCCATATCAAAACTTAAGCCGCTTGCTGGATCAGTTACAAGCATACGATCACGCGCCATGTCGCCACCGGGCGGAACTGCTGGCGGACGTGCAAGTAAAACCATCGCGTCACGTGAGAAACCAACGTTAGGCAAATAACCTGCTGATTCACCGACGACAGTAATGCCTTGAGCACTTGCAGGGATAGCTTGTTGCAAGCCAGCGCCAAGGGTAATTGTGCCGCCATCGCCCACGTTAGAATCGCTCGACACGATACCGTACTGGTTGTTATCACCAGCAAACCGGATGATGTCGCCAGCAACTAAAGTACCTGTCCCAGCACCAGCCAAAGTGATTACAGTCGCACCAACTGGATAGCCAGCAGTGTTTGTTGTAGCACCTGAAGCAGTACCAGAAGTGCGAGGCCGAAAGCCTGCTGATTCACGAATCGCGAATCCGAAAATGTCCAACAAAATACCGCGCTCGCGCAACAGAGTTGTGCCTGCTTCGTTTGCTTTGGTCAATTGGCCTGAGCTACGCAAAGCCGCGCCTGTCTTGGTGTTGATCAACAGATTTAAATCACCTGTTGGCGCACCGCGATCAATCAAGCCTTGCAATAAGTCAGCGGCAATGCCTAAGTTACTACCTACGCCGTTCAATGTGCTAAATGGCACTGTGCCCGGTGTACCTACTGCGAAAGAGGCATTAGCTACAGCTTCTTGCGCTAGATCCACTTCCATCGCATTGGTTAAGGTACGGAAACCTTGGGCCATTTGATCAGCAATGATCTTGTTGTAAACATTACCGCTATTGTCTAGCGCTAGCTTTTCTTCACCAGTCCATACAGTACGATAAGCCTTTGACTTGGTGATAGACATATCAACATAGCCAATTGTTTGGCCTGTTACATCTGGCGGCACTGTAGCCGGTACGATATCAATTAATGCGCCTTGTGGCACGATTGGCACACGAACAACTTGATTTACAGCAGCGCGGGACGCTGAAGCATCTAAATTAATCGCACCCAAGAAACCTACTTGCTCGCGTGATACACGATCCATCGCAGCATAAGCGCTACTGATGAGACCTGTTAGGGTATTAGCCATTGTTAAACCTTTTAGTCTGTGACTTGCCCGCCAGACCTAACAAATTGAGCCTGTTGCATTGGCTCCATTTGGTCGAACTGAGCGCGGTTCGTCTTATTGGAGGATGTTGCGCCGGATTGTGTTGCGCCGCTGCCTGTCGCGCCTGATGCTCTTAAGAGTTGATCCTTGTGCGGGTTCTGATAAACCAAAGTCTCTAAAGCTTCGTCAAATGTTGCGATTTCGCCGGGGCGTGTTGCGCTATAAATCCGGTTTCCCGAAGCGTCATAGGCGACTACGTTACCTTCTTCAATCTTGAATTGATTTCTAAACTTGGCTTCCACAAAATCAGGTGGGATAGCCATGTTTTCATTAATGAACTTTGAGCGTGCAAATTGACCGCCTACCTTTTCATTATAAAAATCGTTTTCAATCTTCAGACGTTGCTTTTTTTCCTCAGCTAACTGTGTTTCGTAGCTGCGTTTTAACTCTGCTTTTACAGTTTCCACTTCTCCCGAATCCACGAGAGTTTTTTGCTTCAAACCCTTTAAAGTTTGTAATGCTAGCGCTGCTTCTTGCGGGTCTTCGATGCCTTCAAATGGCTTTAGCTTTTCGGCGTATTCCTGTGCACGTTCACGATGGCCTTGCGCCTCGTTATTTAAGCGCTTGATCGTCTTTAGCGTTGCGGCTGCGTCCAGAGCAATCTCTTTACCGTCTTGATCCATGTAAACAGGGTTTCCATCCTTTAAAACTACGTGGCCTTCTGCATCGAGAACTAATTTCATGTTGAATCTACTTTCTTCGTCATCCGACGATCAAACACCCATCCGGGCAGAGCATCCTAGGCCATCCGGCTTTGGACAAATTTACTAAAAAAGTCTTAATTCAGACTTTACAACTTATTCGGTGATTGGTGTTGCTTGTGTTGTTTCTGGCTTTGGTTGAGATGCAATTTTTAACTTCTCGTCTTGCCAGTCCAAATCCTGGCTAATGGTGCCGCGTCTGCGCAGTTCATTAAACAATGTCTCGTCGCTAATCTTGCGCTCGGTTGCTGCATTCAATAAAAGCACTTCTGTCGCAGCGTCAATACTAGCCACGCCAAAATCGTTATAAACCTTTACGTTTCCAGTAACAGGAATCCGCGCCCATTCGGCCATTATTTGCACAACCTCATCCATAGCATCGCCAAGCTGTTCCGCATAGGCGCTAAGCTCACTTTGTTGTTGGCTAGTGTCTAGGCTAGCCTGTGTTGCGGTCATCGATCCTGGCTTCTTTACAAGCAGCTCTGCGCCCAATAAGCGCATTTGTTCTTCAATATCTTGCAATGATTGGCGACCTGACTCAATTGCAGCGCCGCTGTGCTCGACATAAGTTAATTTCGCATCAG